TCTATTGCTATTGAAATTGAGTAAGCATCAATTTCGTCTGGATCAGATAAGTATTCTTCCGTTTCGGATCCGGGGATATTGTGTAGTCTAAGTTTTCTCTTTCGAGATTGTCGTTGATGACGTAGTTCGTGTACTACAGTATCAAAAATTTGTATTAGGAAATCTCTCGTGTGGTCCGGGTACCATTCGATATGAGTTGGAAAATTATGTATTATAATCAACTCAATTGGACATTCGTTATGATGATCGCTTTCTGGATCGTAATATCCGTTAACGTAAAACTCCTCTTCTGTGAGTCTTTTTTTACGGATAGTTTTGATTGTTAAATCGATGCGTTGCTGACGGAATTCTTTACGTATAAATGTTAGCAACTTTTGGAAACTAACGCCTGAAGCTGTTTTGCGTTGTATCTGATTACATATAGCACAGACCGTTTCCATTACACTATTCATACGTTATAACCTATATGTTATTCTACCCTTACTTAGGTCGTACACGCTGACTTCTAATCTAACGCTATCACCTAAAATAATTCTAATCTTATTCTGCTTTAATTTACCACCCATATAGCAGAGTAAAAGTTTGTCCATTCCTTCTACTTTAACCCTAAACATATTGCCTGGAAGTACTTCGTCGATTATGCCTGTAAATTCTAATACGTCTTCTTTATTACTCATCTTTTATTTTGTGAGGCACCAAGTGCCGTCCTTGTTATCTATCCAATTTAATGTGTCGCCTTCTTTCCAACCCTGTAGATCAAGCATGTCTTGCGGCAACGGTAAAATGCAATCACCTGTATCAGGATCCTCTTCAACTGTTATAGTCCATTGTTTTGTCATAATATATTTACTTCAAATTCAGTCATCTTCCCATGGAACAGGAAACCAACCCAACCGGTTAAGATCCTTTTCTATTTCTTCAGTTATAGTACCTTCTGGAACATATTTGGTACGAGTCTGCCATTGTTCGTTAGTTTCCTCGCCTTCGTACTCAGCATTAAGTCCGCCCATTCCGGAACAGTACCAATCCATGTAATCACCTGTGCCCTGCCATTCCGCTACCATACCGCCAGCACTACGCCAGCTAACCGACCATAAATCTTTGTCTTTATCCTGTCGTATTGCAGGTACTAGATTACGAGGGCACCAACGCATATTACAAAATGCCGCATATAGATTTTGGGCATAATCTTCTCGAGTACGAATCTTGTTTAAGATCTCGTCATCGCGCCAAATATCTTGTTCTAAATCTTTCATTTTTCTTTATGCCAATTGCCTTGGAAACAGTGGCGAGCTTCATGGCCTAGTGTATCTAAGTCAGTGCGTTTACCTGTAATGATAGTACATACTTTTGGACCGTCAACACGTGGCCAAAAGCTACAAGCTTCTAAGGCATATCCAAATCCACCATTGCCACGCTTACGACTTTCGGCTTCGCAAGTAGCAGTAACATTGTCGACTTGAATCCAAGTGATAGTTACTTGATTAGTCATATTATGTGTAGCATCAAACGTCTCAGCGTTAGCTACACCGGATAAACAACATAAAAAAACTAGTAGTACCTTTTTCATACAATGCCTTTCTGTGCCTAATTAAAATGGTGTAGACGGTAGGATTCGAACCTACAAAGTCACCCTAAGGGTTGGACCCTGTCCCTCCGCAGTCTTTTTTAAGGACTTTGGAGGAGGTATACCATGTTCCACTCACGTCTACATATTAATTATACTATCAAACGTAAATACTGTCAATGAACTTTACAACCATTCCTTTCGATAAAATAACACGTTTTGGGCAACGCACAATGCTTGCCAATCCATTATTCTCCACCAGTTGGATCTTAGGACGATTTTGTAACTATAACTGTAGTTATTGTTGGCCGCATGCCAGATCAGACTTTGTTGACCATAAACCTTTAGAGCTGTACAAGCATACAGTCGATGAAATAAAACGGCAAGCTCGCCAAAATGGATTTACCCATTTCCATTGGTCATTTAGCGGCGGCGAACCAACTGCTTATAAAGATCTAATTAATCTAATTGCATACCTCGATGATGGCTCGCAAACTCCTTACCAAAGTGTACACATGACTACAAATTTAAGTCCTGGGTCCAAATGGTGGAAAAATTGGTGTACTGCTACAGAGATGCTACAGCGTAGAAGCATCACAGCCAGCTATCATCATGAGTTTGCCAAAGAACAAGAGTTTGGTGACAAGTGTCTACAACTCATGTACGAACAAGTACATGTGACTATTAATCAAGTTATGGTTCCCGAAAACTTTTGGAGCTTATATGATCGTATGGAACAGTTCCATGCTCGTGGAATTAATGTAACCTTAAAACCACAAAGCGATCCTACTGCTAGTTTTATTGTCGACGGCTATACTGATGAAATGATTAAAATAATGCAGAACGGATTTAAACAACAAGCAGATGGCGAAGACGTTTATCAAATAGCATTGTATGATGCAGATGGCAAAGAATACCTATTTGATCAAGCAGAACGATTCAACGCATTTGGATTTAATAAATTTACCAATTGGCATTGTAATTCAGGCTTTCAAAGTGTTATAATAAGAGAGAATGATGTCAAACGGGCATACAGTTGCCATGATAATCTTCTCGGAACACTTACTGAAGGATTTACACTCTTTGATTATCCAAGACAGTGCAAGACACCTACGTGTGTTAGCAGTGCGGATTCAAAGATACCAAAATGCAAGTAGATATTGACCACGTATTATTTTGGATGGATGCTATTCGTAATAGCAAGGATCCACAACGAACTTTAGAATCGTTCTGGAAGGGACAGATATACAGTAAACTCTGGCTGATTAAAAATCTAAGAAAACACGTTAGCAAATTTGTATCAATAGATATACACGGTGGGTGGAATGGAGTCCTAGCTAGTTTACTGTTCCAATCCAACATTTATGTTACAGGCATACGAAGCGTTGACATCGATCCAGAGTGTGAAGCTATAGCTAACACTATTAACAAAAGTGAAGAGATCACTGGAAAGTTTACTGCCTTAACAGCAGACATGTGCAGCCTACGTTCAGATGCAGATGTTATTATCAACACTAGTTGTGAGCATATTACACAAGACCAATATGATCTATGGTTAAGCGGAATGCCGCACAACAGTCTTATAGTACTTCAAAGCAACAACTATATTATAGACGAACACGTTCGACCTGCAGATAGTTTAGATCATTTTAAAGAACAAAGTCACCTTGGTACTATATTGTGGGCTGGCGAGTTAGAGTTACCATTATACACTCGCTACATGATTATAGGACGTCAATGAAACACGCATTATTCTTTTCACTCACAGGTAAACGCTGGGAGCGAGCCCTATGGCCGCATCGTGTTGCTACGTTCTTACGAATGAATGATTGGGATGCCGAAGTCGTTGATTTCACCGCATTCTGGAAACTTGAAGAACTACAAGAGCTAGTTCGTTCACGCACATCCACTGAAACAGTTATGTTCTGTTTTGGCACAGCATTTTTAAATCCATGGTCACCTTATCTTAATGAATTTATCAGCTGGCTAAAAACAGCGTATCCTACTATTCCTATCGTAGTTGGCGGTAACAATGCTTTAGTAACTCCTGCAGAGGGAGTAGACTATTGGGTTGACAGTTATGGTGAGAACGCTATCCTAGCACTATGCCAACATTTGATTGGTACACTAGGTGCACCGCTTGTAACTGATCCTGCATTCTTTGGCAGTAAGAAAGTTATCCGCGGACTGCATCATTATCCTAGTGCGCCATTAGATAGTTACCTAGTTGATTACGAAACACGTGACTTTATGAATTCGTATGACAGTCCGCAGATTGAAACAGCACGTGGTTGTATGTTTAGTTGCAGCTATTGTAACTTTCCTATTATAGGACAAGCCAAGGACGTTAGCGTAAGCAAAGAAGAATTTAAAAAGCAATTACAGTTGGGCTATGAAAAGTGGGGTATAGTCAATTGGCGTGTAATGGATGAAACAT